CAATGCTCAACGCCAGGCGATACTGGTAATCACAAAAGTGCAGCCCTTTTTCCGTCTCTTTTCCGCTGCCGATTTCTATCGTCCCCTGATCAATCCACAGGTCGAACGATTGCCGGTTAATACCCAGTAATTTCAGGTTTTCCAGCAGCAGTGCGTTCAGACTTTCCAGTGTTTTCACCGCACCCCCTAAATCAGATACACGCCGGTTGCACTTTCGCCGCTGATATTGGCGATTGCAGCGGTGGATTGTGCGGCGTACTGGTCGGCCACTTCGTTCCTGTCGTCGTCGGCCTGCATAGGTCGGCGGCTTAATAAATCGGCCATAGCGGCTGAATAAACGGCGGTCTGGTACAGAACCACTAAAACACTGGACGCGCCGATTGTGTGGCCGTCCACTTCGGCCAGCCTGGTATATCCAGCGGCCTCTGACGTGCTTTTAAACCCTGACAAGCGCCGGTTTGTTTCGGCAGCGGCAAGAATCAACGCATTGCTGATCATGGCGTTGTCCAGTTCTGCCGGTACTGCGTACTGCTGGCAAAAATTCGCCATATTCAGCGGCGGCCAGAAAGCAGCGTTGGCAATGTCGTCACTGCTGCGCTGTTGTTCCTGTGCGGCTGCCCATGAATACGTCATTTAATCGCCCTCAGCGTTAATAGGTGGGCGGCTTACTTAACCCTTTCAGACAGGCCTCTGCCTGAGCTGCTGAAAGTTAAGGGCCACCCGGTGGTGCGTGAGTCTTTTATTCGGTGTCAGCATCCGTGCTGTCGTTGTCCACACTGGGCAGGGGAATTCCCTGCTTTTCCAGTTCTTTAACCACCTGTTTTTTCAGCGTGGTTACTTTGGCCGGGTGCTTTGGTGTGCCAAGTAAATCGGCTTTGGTCAGCTGCACAAATGCGGCTTCCCATTCGCCGTTATCCGTTGCCAGCTGTCCGGCCAGCTTGTGGTATTTCATTTTTACGGCTTGCGGTACCGGCCAATCCGTAATCAGTGCAGCAATTTCAGAAAATAGCGGTTCCGGGCTATGTGATAACTTCACTTGCTGCTGTGCCCACTGCATGACTGCATCGGCGATAAATGTGGCGATATTTTTGGTGGTAAAGCGTGGCGGCAAGCGCTGGCCTTCCTCTACGCATTGCAGTGCCAACTCTTTAAACAAAACCGCATTACCCGCTGTGTGACCGGCAACCAGCAAGTCAAAGCACCAGATCATCATTTCCACAAGTATCGGGTTGGCGTACACATCGCCCTGCGCTTTGTAGGTTTCGACGTGTTCCATATAAATGGCAAAACGCTCAGCTTTAATTGCCGCTTTTTCTTCCAGTGACTTACCGGATAACAACACCAGATCCTGTTCCAGATTCATGCACAGGCTTTCAAAGCCTGACGCTGTTGTGGTCAGTTCGTTAACGGCTTCTGCGTCAGCAGATTCAATGGCAGCGCGTGTCTTCGCCTGCTCACGTTCTTTACGTTTACGTTCTGCCCAAAGGCGTGCTGGTGTAGTCATGGTGGTTATCCTGTGTATTTTCTTTTGTGCATTTAATGGCCCCGGTTAAGGGGCCATTAATTCATCGGCTATTGCCGCAGCCGATCAGGCGAAATCGCCAGCCGGGGTATTTTCGTTAACGATAACGACAGACTCCGGTTCAAGCGCCGCAATAGCGTACTTATCACCGATGGCATAGGCATCGTTCGAGCTGATCCAGTCGTTAATTCTGTTACGTTTCGGTTCGTCTTGATTCTGACGACGAGTGCGGTCTTCCTGGTAATACAGGTGCAGGTTTTTCAGGTCGGTTACCACCATGCCGTTATCAGGAAAGTTCGGCACCTGTACGGCTTTCCGGCCGCCGTAGGTTGCAGACAGGGTGGTGATACCCAGTTTCTTTTCAGACGGTGTGCCCGCATGTTCAGTCAGCACTTTGCCCACGTCAGCGGCTACCAGAGCGGCACCAACAATCACCACTTCATCACCGGTACGACGTTCGACAGGAATCATCTGATACAGGTCATACGCTGCTGCATCCAGATTCTGGTAATCCTTGTTATTGGTGTTTTTACCAATGAAGATTTTACCAGTACCGGTGTGCTTACCTTCGCCGACGATTTTTTCCGGAACCTGATCACGCATGACCTGCAGCCAGCCTTTATTCACATCCTGACCCAGCGGATAGGTTGCTTTATTGGTTGTCGCCGCCGCATGAGTACCGTGCCAGCCAATGGTGATACGGGTCAGCGCAATGGCTTTAAACACTGCCTTCATATAACGGCTGTAAAAGTCTTTGTAGCGGGCCCAAATATCCAAAGTCGGATATTTGATGTACACATCAAAGTCTGTCTGTGCCACTTCCCAGGTTGTGCCATCCGGTGCGCCCAGTTCGGTACCAGAACGCTCACCAGAGCCACTGGTATCGGTACGGCCACCAATCATGCTAACGGCGGCCATATCCAGCGCCTGGCCTTTCATATCAACAACCGGGTGCATGCTGATCATTGTCAGGAATTCGGACGACGCCTGAACACTGTCGTTCAGCTTTGTCTCAATCGGCTCCGAAACTGCAAACTGTTCACCTGCAACCACGCCGCTGGCTGCAACGGAATTGGCCACGGCAATGGCGAACAGCAGTTTTTTAAATTTAGTTTTGGTTTCATTACGCATATCGGTTTCCCTTTTCTTTCAGCTGTTCAGCCTTGCTTGCGTTCAGTGGATTTTTAAATCAGCAGACAGAAGAAATATCTTCGTCTTCAGACGGGCCAGTTAAATCATTGAACTGAGTGTTATTGCCCGGTGTTTTTTTCAGCTCTGCGAACTGCTCTTCAAGATTCTTCTGACCGTCCTGAATGGCTTTCAGAGTTTTAGAAAGTTCAGCAGCACTGAATTGTTTATCGTCGCCATCATCTCCAGCCGGTGGCGTTGCCGGTTCCGGTTCTTTTTTCAGTTCAGCAATGGCTGTGGTGAACTTTTCGCCCTGGGCTTCAATGGCTGAAGTAAAGGCGGTGGTCAGTTGTTTCAGTTGTTCATGTGTCATAGCGTCTTCGTCCTGTTCAGGTTCTTGTGTCTGTTGAATGGGTGAGTGGGTGCTGAAGCGGTCCATCAGACTACGCAAACCACCCATAAAGCTGGTGAACTTATCGCCCTGGCTATCCTGCACGGTAAATTCCAGCGGCTTAGGTTCGGTGAACAGCGGCTTTTCACCATTAGGCAGCGCGCTGAATTTCATCATGTCGGTGCCAATGCTTGATGGCTTATCGGTAACCGCGAGACGGAACAAATACCACTTACCTTCCACTTCTTTCGGCCAGATGCTGAACCAGAGGCGCTGCCCCATCCGGTTCATTTCCATCAGCCGGAAATTAGCGTTCAGTTTTCCTTCCAGTGACACCCGCCCAACTTTTTCACCCAGTCGGACTTCAGCAACATGGCCATAGGCTCCGAAGTAATCCAGCTCATGGTCAGCATCAATAACGGCGGTGTAATAATTCGGGTCATAGCGTTCCGCCATGTCGCGCAGCCATTCCTCTTCGATTACTCGACCATCTACGGTTTCGCCTGCTGTTGCTAACGTGAACCACTGATCAATTACCGGCATTACATATCCCCGCCCTTTATTCGTTTTCGCTTCTGCGTTCGGCTCATTGCCTTTCGATATGTGCAGACTAGCCATTTAAAACGCGGTTTTTTAGCGGCAAAAATTCGCTATTTTTCTATTTGCTTATATCCAGAAGCCTTTAAAAATATTCGCCGCGTTTTTATATCGCCGGGTTTATACACTGCAGAAAATCACCGCATTAACCGGCACAGAATTCTGCAGATATGGCGAAACGATACTCAGACGACATCAAAGCGCTGGCGCGTACCCTGTTTATAAAGCGGGTAACGGTTCCGGATATTGCGCGGGAAACCGGCGTTCCCCGCCGCACTCTTTATGACTGGATTGAAAAAGACGGCTGGCACGACCTGGTAAAGACAGACGACATTGAAGAAGCCTATAACCGCCGCATCCTGACCATACTGAGCAGCAAAGAAACCCTGACACCTGCACAGCTGAACGAAATAGAGCGGCTGCAGACGCTGCTGGCCAAGCATCAGAAAATTCAGGGCCGCATTGCAGCGGTAACCCTGCCCGGCGACCCTGACCCTATCCAGATGCAGGCCCACCACCTGCAAACCAGCCTGCCGCTGGATGCAGACCACCAGGCAGCGGTTAAGGCACAGCACAATGCTGAAGTGACCGGTGGCCGTAAAAAGAAAAAACAGAAGAACGACTTCAGCGGCATCAGCCGTGATGAAATTCTGGAAAAGCTGAAAAGCAAGCTATTCCCATACCAGTGGGCAGAATTTCAGAAGCTGCTTAACGACCCTGATAACGAAAAATTCCGCCGCCGCTTTTATCTGAAGTCACGGCAGATCGGCTGGACGTTTTACTGTTCGGCCGAAGCGTTCGCGCTTGCACTTCTGGAAGGCCGCAACAAGGCTTTTCTGTCGGCCAGTAAAAATCAGTCACGCCTTTTTAAGCGCTATATTTTGGCGTTCGCAATGGAGTGGTTCGGCGTTGAAGTAAAAGGCGGTGATGAAGTTACCATTCATACCGACCACGGCCCGGTGACGTTCTGGTTTTTATCGACCAACAGCAGCACAGCACAAGGCCCGTCCGGTGACGTGTATCTGGATGAAGTGTTCTGGATTCGGGACTTTGAAAAGCTGAATAAGCTGGCCGGTGCCATTGCATCGCACAAGCATTACCGCAAAACGTATTTTTCAACGCCGTCCGTTAAATCGCACGACGCTTACGCGCTTTGGAGTGGAGAGGAATATCAGAAGGTACAAGAAAAACGGCCGCACCTGCCGCCGTTTGAAATGCCTAATAAAAAGCAGCTGAACCTTGGCCATGCCGCTAATGATGGCATGTATCGCAAAGTCATCACCATTCACGATGCCATGGCCGGCGGCTGTAATCTTTTCCGCCTGTCTGATTTAGAAATTGAGAACGTGCCGGAAGTCTTCCGGCAGCTGTATGAGTGCGAATTCATCGACGACCAGAACAGCGCCTTTATTCTTAACCAGCTGCTGGGCTGCGCCGCCAATGATGACCGCTGGCACGGATTTAAACCCGGTGCTGCACGTCCCTATGGCAACCGCCCGGTGGCCATTGGTTACGACCCAAGCCGCACCCGCGACTGGGCCGAAGTGGTTGTGCTTGCAATTCCGACAACCGCCGGTGGCCGCTTTACGCTGCTGGAACGCATCAGCATGAAAAACGAAAACTGGCAGTTCCAGGCGCAAAGCATTAAGGAACTGTGCGACCGCTACAACGTGGTGTTTATCGGCATTGACTGCACCGGCCCCGGTAACGGTGTGTTTGAACAGGTGCAGAACTTCTATCCGTCTGCGACGCCGATTCACTATAGCGTGGACGCAAAAACCCGGCTTGTGCTGAAAGCACAAGCGGTTATCTCAAAAGACCGCATCCGCTGGTCAGCTGACCACGTAGACATACCCATGGCATTTATGGCCATCCGCCGTCAGGCCACCGGCAGCGGTATCAGTTACGTGGCCGCCCGCGACAGCAAGATAGGCCACGCAGACGTTGCCTGGGCAATCATGCACGCCCTGCAAGTAGAAGACCTGACCGCCGACACCCCAAACGACAAGAAAACCACCGTTATCATCAGTGAGGCCGCGTAATGAGCAAGCGCCGTAAACCAGCACGACAAACTGCACGACAACCAGCAAAAAATCAGCAGCACACAGCAGAAGCGGCGGCCGGGGCCGTTGGGTTTTCGTTCGGCGATCCGGAACCCGTGGTAAACGGTCTGGCCGATATTCTGGGCGTGTATTACTACGAAGACGCCGATTATTACACCCCGCCCCTGCTGCCCAGCGGGTTAGATACTCTGGCGCGTAAAAACGGCATTCACCGCCGCTGTATTAACTTCAAAATGCAGCAAGCCAGCATCTGCTATCAGCCGCAGACAAACGGTATGCCGAAACGCGATTTCGCCCGCTGTGCGCGTGACCTGCAGACATTCGGTTATTTCTTTTTTCAGGAAATCCGCGGCGTACTCGGCAACCTATTGGGTTACCGCCATGTGCCAGCGCTGAATATGCGTGTGCGCCCTAAAGGAAAGCATCTGATGCTGGTTAACGGCTCGCAGGGCCGCATTGAATTTGAACGCGGTGAAATTCACATGGGGCTGCAGTACGACACCGGCCAAAGCATCTACGGCGTGCCAGATTGGATTGGCGGCCTGCAGGACGTATTTTTAAGCAGCGAAAGTACCCTGTTCCGACGCCGCTATTTTCTGAACGGCTCGCACATGGGGTACATCCTGTACACCACCGACAAGAACATGGACAAAGACCTGGAAAAGAAAATTGCAGAAGCCGTGAAACAGAGCAAAGGCCCCGGCAATTTCCGCAGCATGTACCTGAATATTCCCGGTGGTGACAAAGACGCGGTAAAGCTAATCCCGGTTGGCGACATTGGCCAGAAAGACGAATTCAACACCATCAAAACGATCAGCAAAAACGAAATTCTGATCGCCCACGGCATGCAACCCGCACTTGCAGGTATGGCCCCCGACAACGCCGGCGGCTTTGGTGATATTGAAAAGATTCATCGGTTCTACCGCCAGAACGAGGTACGCGCCCAGGTAGAACCCTTTATGGAAATGAACGACATTCTGGGGCGCACTGTGTTTGATTTTGACTTTGATACCGGAGTTGACATTCAGTGAACCGAAACGAAAAACCCGTGAATGCTGATATTTTGCACAGTCGTGGTTATAATTTGTCGCGTGCTCTTATTGAGCCGCGCCAGCTAATCACCGAGGTTTCCGCCATGCGTATCAAATGCCCTGACTGCCAGCAGAAGGCCACCGTCTACAGCCGCGCCAATACCTCCGATGATATGAACTCCGTTTATGCACGCTGCACTAATCGCCAGTGTGAAAAATTCGACAATTCTTTTGTCAGTCACGTTGCCTTCAGTCACTGGATTAATCCGAAAGAAGCCGCCATTCAACTGACGTTTGAAATGCTCTTTGACCAGCTGCCCCACGCTAATCGTGCAGAGCTTGTGCAGCAGCTGGCCGCCCGTGTTTAACCCTCCCCTGTGTTTTTAACCCCTGTTTTTTAACCCTCGATTGTTCTCCTGATTATCTCCCTTACCTGCTCCAGTATCAGCGTTACCCCGGCCACCTCCCTGTCTGAGAGCACTAAATCCTGATTTGGTGCTTTCGCTGCAAGTAACCCGCACAGTCCGCTGAGTATCTCTTCAGCATTATCAAGTGCTTGCACTACTGGTATTGCTTCTGACATTCGTCCTTTCTCCTTGTCTATCGTCACTGCTCACAGCGACTTGAAGTTAACTTCATTCAACAACCTGCGCCTGTGCCATACCGTGAACGCTTTTTAAGCGCCCCTTTATGTCATCAATCAAGGTACAGTTCGGCAGTCGCCTGCGTCAGTTGCGCATAGCGCGCAACATCACACAGCTGCAATTGGCAGAGGCTTGCGGGGTATCAGTTGAATCCATCAGTAATATCGAACGAGGCAAGCATGGCCCGCGTTTAGAACTGATTTCCGATCTGGCATTCTCGCTATCTGTTCCAGTTTCTGAGCTGTTTCAGTTCGATAACTGACACTGAGCATATTATCTAAAAACTACTGCCTGTTGTGCTCACAAATGAGCAGCTATGACAGATTTTGTCTAACATTCGCCTACATTTGAGCAACCCGGTTCTTACACATGGTTAACATGGTTACTGGACGGGAATGGCGAGCTATCAGGGAAGAAGTTTTGCGACTGAACCAACAGCAATTTGCAGATGCAATAGGCACCAGCAGGCAGCGGGTTAGCCGTGTTGAGCGTAATAAGGCTGAATACACCTTCAGCGAACTTTCAGCGTTACAAGATCGCATCGGGCTTCCCCTAACCTACCTATTAAATATTGATCACAATCCGCCCGCGTGGCTCAGCCTGTACGCCACCCTCGATAAATCCCAACAACGGCAGCTCGACGGTTTTATCCTTGCGGCCATAAAATTACTCAAATAATGTAGACTTTTATCTACACTGTAGTATTATGTCTACATCGAAACGGGAATGCAGGAGGTGCCAAGTCGATGAAGAAACACCCCAACAAAGAGATCAGAGCCGCGATTGAAGCGGCGCTGGCAGGGGGTTGGGAGATAGTGGAGCCGGGCAAATCAGCCCACTGTTACTGCAGGCTCCGGTGCGGTACAGCAGAACACAGAGATTGTATTTTCTCTGTCTGGAGTACCCCCAAAAACCCCCAGCAACACGCTGAAATGATCTTAAAGAAAGTCAGGCGGTGCGCCCCCGAATAGGGGGCAAGCTCTGAATGATGGGGAATTGATAGGCACCTTAACTTTTAGAGACATTAACTTATGAATACTTACGAATTTACCATTACTCTGGCCGGGGTTGATCTGGCCACCGAAGACCTGGAAGACCGCATTGTGGCGGCGGGCTGTGACGATGCCCTGCTGTGCTTCTGCGGCGACACGCCATATCTGGAGTTTGAGCGCCAGGCAAACAACGCAGAAATGGCTATCCGCACTGCACTGGCAGAGCTGGCCGAAGTTGGACTGCAGGCAGCATCCATTCAGGAAGCAGGCTATGTAACGGTGACCGGCGCAGCAGCAATGGCCGACATCAAGAAAGGAACCCTTGACCACTACGCCAAAGGCCGACGCGGTGAGGGCTTCCCAGCGCCCCGCTACGGCCTTCAAACGGGTACCCCGCTGTACTGGTGGCCGGAAGTGGCTGAATGGCTTGTGAGCAACGACAAGGCACCGGCTACGCTGGCAGAAACAGCACAGGCAGCGGTTAAGCTGTCGCCCGACCATGACCGGCTGTGTGCTTAACCGCTAATTTCCCGGCCATTAATAAAAAGCCCCGGTAAGTTCCGGGGCTTTTTATTAATGGCTATCTTTTTAGCTCTCTACGGTAACTGTAAAGCGCATCATCTACGACGATGAAATCCTTTTTAAGCCATTGTGTGACCTGGGCCGGTGCAACTCCTTGCGCTGCTGCAAAGGCTCTCTGAGAACCCCCGAATTCCTCGGCGATATACTCGCCGAGGTTTAAGGCCACAGGTCTTACTGCTTTTTTCTGCTTATCGCATTGTCCAGTGCGATTCCAAAGTCAAACTCCGCACCGGCTTCAGCAAGAATATCAAGATGCGCTTCGATGCTTTCATTATCGGTATATCCTGACTCTTCAGCGGCTTCCCATGCATACTGCCCCGCCATTTCTTCAGCTTCGCGAGTGTCGGTTCCTCCGAAATACTCACTAGAGTGGCCCGCTTTACTTGCGTTAATGATCTCAACAACTTGTTCGATCGAATGTGCTTCAGTGATTGCGTTAGTCATTATATTGTCCTTTCCTGATCAGGCTTCGGCCTTCCCCAAACCTTGAATATAGCATATCACTATATCATTCACTGTAAAGCGTTTTGCTATATTTCTTTCAACATCCTTTCATTAACCAATGAATGATCGCGTCCATTAATGATGGCTCGCCGCTGAACAGGATAAAAATCAGGAAGAATCCAAACCAAGATAGATTACTCATATCCCCTGCTCTTCCTTAATCGGCCTTTGTTAGACTGTTAAAGTTTAAAGTTACTTCTACTGGCTTAGTGTCTCTTACCTTTTGGCTTCCCTTATGACAATGAGACTCCTTTTCTATAAATACTCCAGTTCCATCCAAGTTATCTCTTAAAAGAACGTAGCACTTCCCAAAATCAAAATTATCCCGAAATACTGTCAATACTGTCGGCTTTTTAAATGGTGACCTCATAATCCCTCCGATTTATCCCACCGCATGCCCATACCGCACAGCGCAAAAGGTCACCCACGCACAGCATCCTACGAACAACGCAAGGCAAACACCACTGAAGCTATGACACTCAATTCTTAACCAGTAATGTCCAATAAATAACGCTACACAAAGAATCAGCGCCCGCCAATGTGCGTAAAAATGCCAGTCTAACCAGACTACGATCCAAGGCAGTTTTTCCGTCTGAATATAATCAATCAACATAAATCCCCCTGAATAACAAAGTGCAGCGCGGGACAAGCCCGCGTACTGGTTTTTAACTGCCTTGCTTTTTAAGTCTGGCAACATAAGTTCCGCCATAGTCCAGGTCGAGAACATAGCGTATATGGTCGCCGCAATCTTCGCGCTCACGAACGGTTCCGGCAACTTCTTGTTGCCGCTCATCATGCAAAACCACATGCTGACCAACTTTTAAATTTTCGTAATAGCTCATAATCACTTCTTCCCATATTTTGCAATTAACAAGTCGGTTAAGTATGCCCTTCGGGCGGGACGCGGAAAAGCACCGCGCCTCTTACCTCTGGGTTATGAGCTAATTCCTTGCCTTGCCATAACCTTTGTAGTCGTACCATTCCTGACGAGTGCCAGAAAACAACTTGATAGACTTCCCGCACTTGTGGCAGCTTTTAAATTCTCTGTGGCTGTTCCTTCCGCCTGAAAATATCAAATTTATATCCCAGTCGTGACGGCAAAGGATACTTTTAAAAAGCTGCTTAATTTTTACCTTCGTTTCACTCATTCTCAGCGCCTCATGGTAATCACACTATCAGCCGTTTCAGAAGCTTATCCACCGCTTCTGCCGCTTCGCTGTTCTTTGCTTCACTGGCGGTGCAGCGGCTGGCAATATCAAACACCTGGCGCAGTTCCAGATGTGAACCTTGATTGTTCTGGTTGGGTACAGCCTCAACCACTAAGCCAATCCGCTGTCCGGTAAATTCCTGCGCCACCTGCACCTGTTGGCCCTGATCGTTAACACCTACGCCCCAGCTGAACCCCGGCAGGCCCATCAGGTACAACATGGCGTTAATGAAGTTGGCACCGAATACCGGCGTTTGTCCATCGGCCTGCAGATACGTCAGCGACACCGTGCCGCGCTTTTCTTCGTCATCCATAAAGCGCACCAGCACAGCATGGCTGCCGGTTTCGTTGCGGCGGTATTCCACGCGGGTAATTGTGGCGTGCACTTCGCCGGTTTCGGTAATAAACGGCATATCCCCCGCTTTTTCTGCGCTGGCTTCATCGAGTACAAAGGCATAACCCGCCGGCCGCATTGCTGCAGGATTCGGGGCGCTGTTGTTCATGGCGGTCTGGTGTTGGTTGTATGGCTGTTGCATGGTTTTTCTCGCTCTGTTGGTTAATCGTTTTGAATTGCAGCCTCAGTCATGCCGCCGCAACCTGCCAGCCTTTTCCGCTGGCCTTTTGTTGAATAACACCAGCAGCCAGAAGCTGCTGAATCTGGTCGGTATAACTGCCGTAGTTCACGCCCGCCGCTTTCGCTTCGCGCACGGTTGGCAGTTGCCCGGTTGCGCTGATCTGCTCAGCAAGCCAGTTGCCCGTTGTTTGTTCACCGGGGGCAACGCTGTTGCCATGTTTCTGTTCTCCGTTCTGTTTTTTGTTCTGTTCTGGCTGTTCTGTTTGTTTGTTTTCGGTTGTTTTGTTCTGTTCTTTTTGTTCTGTTTTCTGTTCGCTGTTCTGGCGGCTGTTCTGTTCTTTTCGATGCTCATTCAGCAACAGCACCGCCACGATTTGCAGCAAGTCAGCCACCACGGAAACAGCAGCCCACGCCAGCCAGCGATAGCCGCCCAGGCGATCACCGCTTACCGTAGCCGCACTGGTCGCGGCGGCGGGCATTGTGGCCAGCTCCTGCTGCAGCGCCTGTACTTCGGATTCAATCTCACGGCTTTCGCGCAGCAATTCGCCAGCGTTCCAGCTGTTGCCTGCACGTTCTGCTTCAGCGGCGGTGCGTTTCAGTTGCTCGGCTGTTTTTTGTTTTCCGGCAATCAGTGCGGCTGTGTTCTGGTATGCGCTGCTGTTCTGTTTTTCAGCGGTCGCCTGTACCTGATAGGCGGATTCAAAATAGGCAATGGTGCTGGCCACACTCAGCAGCAATAGCGGCACAACCAGCAGCCAGCAAGCTGCGGCCAGCGGTTTATTTTTCCGTCTGCTTTGCTGTTTTGCAGCTGCGGCCATTAACGGTTTGGCAATAACCAGCGCAAGTGCAAACGCTACGGCCAGCGCTGTGTCTGCTCCGTTACCAGCAAAGCTGGTAAACAGGGCAATTTCCCGCGCTGCAGTTACGGCTAACAGCGCCAGCAGCATGGCCGCCAGCGGTGCTTTATTCAGGGTATTTAAAAGAGTGTTTTTCATAGCGTTGCCTCCATGCGGCGTTAT